ATTGGCTCTGGCTCTGCTGCATCAACAGCAGGACCACACATGATGAAGGGACAAGCTTCCAGAGAAGCCGTCGCCGGTTGGTTTATTTCGCAAGATGTTGGCGATGCTGCTGCATATGAAGCGGACAAAATGCAAAAGCTTTTCCGCCTCAAAGGTCGCGGACATGGTGAGTGGATTCACAAGAATCTTAAGGTTTCGATTGAGAGAATTAGACAATCCAACACAAGACTTACTAATTATGGTAGTTTCTCGGTTGTCTTGAGAAAGATTTTAGATACTGATAGTAACGTACAAGTTGTTGAAAGGTTTGATAATTGTAATCTTGATCCAAGATCTCCAAATTTCGTCGCCAGAAAAATTGGCGATAAGTATGCCGCATGGGATGAAACAAACCAAAGACTCAGATACTATGGGGAATATGATAACAATTCTAGATATGTTTACGTTGAAATGAACGACGACGTTGAAGCCGGCGCAACTGAAGCATCACTGCTTCCGTTTGGTTACTTTGGTGCACCTGTTATGGCTGGTATGTCCGATGTACTTAACACAACCGATCCTGCCGCTTTAACTGAAGAAGTTCAAAAAACAATGGTTTCTTGGAGCGGATCTCACGCTGGATTTGCTGGCGATGCGCTGGATGCGCTAGATGGCTGTGAATTGTTGGGAGGAGTCAGTAATAATGTTACCGCATCTTTCAAATTCCCGTCTGCCTTGCTGAGATTAAGCGCATCAGACGGTGGCTTAACTGACCCAACTAAAGCTTATTTCGGATTCCGTACCTCAAGAACAGCTACGTCGAACAATTCCGATCCAAGCGTTGCAGATTTACACAGATTGATTTACTCTGGATTCCCAGATGACCCTACTAGTGGTGATAATGCTGCTGGGTATGGTGTTACTGAGTATTCTCACGTATTCTCTCTTGATGATATTAGAAAAACTGATGCAACAGATAATGCTGCTTACTACTATGAATCTGGATCCCGCGCATCAGGACTTTCCATATCAGCAGAATCAAGCTCGTACAAAGAAGTCTTGGATGCGAATTATAACCGATTTACTGCTCCATTCTGGGGTGGGTTCGATGGGTTTGATATTACAAAACCAGACCCCGTTGCAAACTCGATAATGTCAGGTACCCCCACAGAGGACACCAGTTATGTCTATCACACAATTCGTAGATCAATTTCGACTGTGGCAGATCCAACGTTGTTAGACTTCAACTTGCTGGCTATGCCGGGTCTAACCAACGACTCTTTAACTGAGTATGAGATTCAAGTATGCGAAGACCGTGCTGATGCTTTAGCTCTGGTTGATTTGGCTGATGTTTATACTCCGACTCACGAAGAGTACAAAACCAAAAACAATAGACCATCTAAAAACCCACTTGGTGCCTCTAATACGCTTAAAGATCGTCGTTTGGATTCCTCTTACGGCGCAACGTTCTATCCATGGGTCCAAACTCGCGATGCTGGAACTGGACAATTAGTCTGGATTCCACCAACTGTTGCAATGATGGGAGTTTTAGCATCTTCTGAAGCAGTTTCAGATATTTGGTTTGCGCCGGCTGGATTCAATCGCGGCGGTCTAACTGAAGGTGCTGCAGGAATTCCAATTTCAAACGTTTCGGAAAGACTTTCTGCGAGAGATCGTGATACTCTTTACGATGCACGCATTAATCCAATCGCTTCGTTCCCATCCAACGGAATTGTGGTTCTCGGACAAAAGACTCTCCAAGAGCGCCCTTCGGCGCTTGATAGAATCAACGTCCGCAGATTGGTGATTTATCTTAAGAAGCAAATTTCGATTCTTTCGACACAAATTCTCTTTGAACAAAATGTCCAAGATACTTGGGATAGATTCAAAGGACTCATTGAGCCATTCTTGGCTAATGTTAAGACCAGATTTGGTATTACGGATTATCGTCTAATTCTTGACGAGACCACCACGACTCCAGATCTCATTGATCAGAACATCTTGTATGCGAAGATCATGGTTAAACCCGCTCGCGCAATCGAGTTTATTGCGATTGATTTCGTAATTGCTTCGACTGGCGCATCATTTGACGACTAAAATTAATTAAAAACACTAGTTAAACTAGTTATTGTATAGGAGAAAATTTACAATGCCATTCTGGTCAGAATCTTTTGGGGAAGATGGCGATACGCCACTTAAAGATCCAAAAAGAGCCTTTAGGTTCACAGTTAGTATTACAGGAATCACCGGTGCAGGTGGTCCTCTCATTTGGTACGCAAACTCGGTTACAAAGCCAACTTTCTCGCTGACGTCAGCGGAGCACAAATACTTAAACCATACCTTCTATTATCCGGGTAATGTTACTTGGAATCCAGTTGACCTTAAACTGGTTGATCCCGGTGGTGATACGGATGTTGCTGCTACGTTGGCTGGAATTCTTGAAGGTGGTGGATATAAAATCCCATCAGATGCCTCTTCTAATAGCTTAACTAGCATTTCTAAAGCAAGTGCAGCAGGTGCACTAGGTCGTGTTGAAATCAAGCAAATTAATGCAGACGGAAAGCCTATTGAGACTTGGACTCTTTGGAATGCTTATGTTGAAGAAGTTGATTTTGGAGGCACCCTTGCTTACGGAGATGAAAAATTAACAGAAATTGGCTTAAAAATTAAGTACGATTGGGCTAGACTAGAGACAGAGATGCCCGGTGCTGCTGCAGTCCTTCCGGATAACAAATTCTTCAACGTATAAAAATAGAGGTGTATATTGTCAAGAAATAGAGATAGGATGGGTGTGGACAGCACCCCTCAACAAGCCGAAGCTCCTATCAACCAGATGGTAAACAACGAACAACCATTTTCGTTTGTTGTTCCTACTGAGTTTGTAGAGCTTCCATCAAAGGGTAGATTTTACCCACCCGGTCACCCGCTTCACAATCAAGAAATAATTGAGATTAAGCAGATGACCGCAAAAGAAGAGGATATTCTAACTTCCCGCTCCCTCCTTAAACAAGGTGTTGCGATTGATAGAGTATTGCAGAGTATCGTCATAGATCCTCGCATCGACGTATCTTCACTCCTAGTAGGAGATAGAAATGCTATCGTGGTTTCATGTCGCGTGTCTGGATATGGTAGTGAATATACAACTAGCATTACTTGCCCGTCTTGCGAAGCTAAAAATGATTATACTTTTGATTTAAATGAAGCTGCTATCACAAACGGTGTACTTGAAGGTGTAACACAGAATGGTGACGGAACCTTTAATACTGTTTTACCGAAATCAAACCTCTCGGTTGATTTTAGGTTACTTACCGGTCGCGATGAGAAATTTTTAACTCAAGGTCAAACAACAAAAAATAAAAACAAGGCAGACCGGCTTATTACAAGCCAACTGAGAGGAATATTGGTTTCAGTAAATGATAATGATACCGCAGAGGCACTAAATTATGTTGCTAATAATTTACCTTCTATGGATTCAAAATATCTGAGAGAAGTCTACAAAAGTGTGCAGCCAAATGTTGACTTAACTCAGCATTATCAGTGTGAAGAGTGCGGTTTCCAAAAAGATATGGAGGTGCCGCTCACCGCGGACTTTTTTTGGCCTAACTCCTGAGTATATGGAATCGGTATATGAGATCTTCTTTTTTATGAAGTATTCTGGTGGATGGTCTTTTTCTGAGGCATACAATTTACCAATTGGACTAAGAAGATGGTTTTCTGAAAGATTAGTTAAACAACTCAAAGCAGAACAAGAAGCAATGAAGTCGTCGAAAAAATCTAAAGGCGGCTCTACCCAGACCCTTTCGGCACATAATCAACCTTCGATACCAAAACATTTACGATAGTCAACAAAGCCCATCTTTTTGGGCTTTTACTATTTACTATGATAAGGACTATTTTGCGTGGCAGATTTAGACGACATTGTTAAGGTACTAGAGCAGATTAGGGATGAGACTGTCCCGGGGCTATCCAGTTCAATTAGCGAACTTAGTAGTGCAACTGCGGAAGCCGCCGCCGCCAGCAGAGAAGCAGCAGACGCTGCTGAAGATATGGCGGAAGCCTCCGAAGAACTGTCTGAAAACTTAGAGGAAGCTGGTGACTCAGCTAAAGAAGCAAGTAAAGGACTTGGTGACTTTACCACAGGCTTGGGTCTGATGGGCAAGGGTATGAAAAAGACCGCTAGTGGTATCGGCGGTATCACCCGAGGCTTTGGGCAACTAGCCAGTAGTGCTGCCGGCACCGTTCTAGCCATAAAAGCAAAATCTGATGCGATAGTTGGCAATATTCAGACTATGCGTAGAAGCACCGGTATTAGCAAGGAAATGGCATTTCAAATTGCGGATACTGCAGATGCTTTAAGAATATACGGAGTTACTTCCGCTGATGCAGCCGCCGCGGTTGATACGCTGTATACGTCAACATCGGTATATTCTCAATTGTCAAGCGAAATGCAAGACACGCTAGCTACTGAAGGCGCACTTTTGGCTCAGCTTGGTGTATCTATGTCAGATTACGCTCAAGGTATAGAAGTGGGTATGAAGTCCATGGGAATGACTGCTGATGAAGCTTCCGACAATATGTTCAAACTAAGAGCAACTGCTATTGACTTAAATATACCAATATCACAGTTAACAAGTAATTTTGCTGCAAATGCTGACATGTTAGCTAAACTTGGTGACAATGGGGTGGAAGCGTTTAGTGAATTAACAAGAATATCAAAGATCACAGGTATGGAGATGAACAAGCTTCTTGCAGTCACAGATAAGTTTGACACCTTTGAAGGAGCAGCAGAAGCCGCAGGTAGCCTAAACGCAGCGCTGGGTGGCAACTTTGTTGATTCAATGTCTCTTATGATGGAAACAGATCCAGCAGAGAGGTTCAAGATGATTCGTGGCGCCGTTGAAGATGCCGGCGTTGCATTCGAGGACATGGGATACTACCAGAAAAAGATGATGGCAGACGCTGCCGGATTTAGCGATGTTGGAGACTTTGCAAAAGCAATGAGTGGCGATTTAAATGCGTTAGCTGGCGATATGGGCAAAACTGACGCTACAGTTGAAGCAGCAATGGAAGAGGCTGCAATTGTGAGAACCCCAGAAGAAATGGCGGCTAATTTTGCCAAAGCTCTAGAGCCCGCGGCTGGAGCCATCGCAAAAACGATGGTAGACGCAAGTGATGAATTTGGTAAAAAAATGCTACCAACCATTCAGCAGCTTGATGCCTCGACCAAAGCAATGACAGATAGTGTTATAGAAGATTTTGGTTTTGTCGGAGAATTGCTTGTTTTAATTGGGTATCTGCAAGTAATAGGACCATTAGTTGTAGGCATCGTCAGTAAATTTGGTGGGTTTTTAACTATTGGTAAAGGAATAGCCACCACTTTGGGCGGGGCACTAACCACAGTGGGCGGCGCTTTAACATCACTTCCTGTCATAATAGGTACAGTAGTCTTTGCCTTCACATCCGCCTTTGTCGGAATTGCTAAAAAATGGAATGAAATTACAGATTTATTTTCCGCCGGAAAATGGGGAGAAGCCATATCTTTAACCGCTGGCGCAGCGCTTACCGGCGTTATAGCAGGATTTGGAAAAGTCGCAGCATACATCGCTGAGGCTTTGGGTTTTAATTCACCCTGGATAACAACATTTAAAGACGCATTTGGTCCCAAAACTTTTGATAAGATAATGTTGGGTATTGCAACATCACTTGTTGACGGATTTGATAGTATTGTGAAAAGTATCACCGAAGTCGTTACAGAACTTGACGCAATTCTTTTTACCGCATTCACTGACGCCGCCGAATCAGGATACCAAGGATTTTTAGATTTTTTCCAAATAAGCTCCCCATCTAGACTTATGATGGATATGATAGGTGGACCATTACTTGATGGTATTATGGCTCCATTTAAAAATATAGGAAAACTTGTGGTGGACATGGTAGGCAGACCAATGTTAGATGGTCTTATGGCTTCATTTAAAGACATAGGAAGTCTTATAATGAACGATGTAGCACCCATCATCAAATCCGCGCTTTTTACACCATTTATTGATTTTCCATCCCTGTTAAAAGATATAATGCTTGGTGCTGTCGAAATTATTCCTGATCCTATTATGAAACTTATCTCAGGCGAAACGGGTGTTGCTGAAACTGCTGTTGATCTAGCTGAGGTTGCCACTGACAAGGTAGCAGGAGCTTTTGATGCTATGGGAGATTTTGTGTCGGGCGATGAGACTAAAGAGCCATACGTATTAAATATATCTCTTAATATGGATGGTAGAGAAATTGATAAGAAGGTAATTAATATAGTGGGTGGTATTGCAAGAGACGCCACAGTTGGAGGGTAAGCATGTCAGATAAAACAGACGATAGTAATTTCTTTTGGCAGACAAAATATAAGACCGATACAAGGTATTCGGATCAACTTACCGATATAACGGATGCGTACGCTAATGAACTAAAAATGATGATATCGTTCATGCATGTACCATCAGGTAAGACGGTATTTTTTAAAGCATTTATAACAAACTATTCTGAAGCGTTTGTTAGCGACTGGAAAGGTGAAAAAGTTTATGGTCGAACAGATCCAATATATACGTATGGTGGCACTGAAAGAAAAGTGCAGCTAAGTTTTGACGTTCCGGCATCTTCCGAAAGCGAGGCATATGAAAATATGACAAGAATCCAAAGATTAATCCAATTCCAATATCCAGCGTATTTCTCACCCGGACAATTGGACGAATTCAATACTGAATACGTAATTGGTCAGTCTCCACTAGTCAGGATAAAGGCGATGAACCTGATCCAGAGTAGATTACGAGGTGAATCCCCCGGCACAGGGGATGGCACCAATGGTGTTCAACCGCCAATGAGCGACAAAGCAAGAAGACAAAAACTATTTGATAATTACTATAGCTCTCCCTTACCTGAGAATGGACTATTAGCAGCGATTAATAATCTTAGCTATAACATCGAAATAGGAAACGCAGCCCTGTTCGAAAAAAGCCAAAATACGGTGATGCCACAAGTTTTTAAGGTTACAATAGACTTTTCAGCAATCCATGAAAAAACAATTGGTTTTGATGAGAATGGAAATGCAACAAATCCCGAATTTCCTTATGGTGCTGCTGAGTATGCTTTTGATCCAAAACTTAAGATTACTGCCGACGCGTCCTATGGAAAAAGAATCCAGTATGAAAGAGACAACCAAGCTGCAGCGGATATAGCTAAGTCTAAATATAAAGGAGCTTTTGGTAACTTACGCCGTAAAAAAGATATGAAAAGAGGAACCCGCAGCGATGCAACAGACTTTGATCACGCCATGGCGAATGAAGCTCGCGATGCCGGCGGTCCAGTGACTACTGTGTATTCAACCCACTTTGAAGGGTGGGGAGAAGAAAGTGAATAAGAGGACTAATTAATGCCACGATATAAAAGAACAAGAATATTTTCTAATGATGAAGATTACTATAGTTATCTCCGAGATAAAAGAGAAATTAAAAGAGTCATACATTATTCTACACCAAAATTAAGAAATCCAACAATTTCTGAAAGAGCCGCACTGGTTACTAATGCGCACATATGGAGTTATGGGGATAGGTTATACAATTTGTCTTTTAAGTATTATGGCGACCCAAATTATTGGTGGGTTATCGCTTGGTATAATGGAGTACCGACAGAATCGCATATCCGTAACGGGGATTTGATAGACATTCCTGTAAATCTTAATAATGTACTGAGTGTGCTGGAGGTTTAATCAATGGGCGATCCAAACACAGCAGAATTTGACACTTTTAATATACCTGCCAATGCTGCAGTTAATCGTGAGGCAGCTAAGCGCGCATACGATCAAGCACTGGCTTGGCGTTGGGAAAATAGCGAAAAAGGTGAATTGCTGGAACTCTCTAGTCGAAAACCACTATCAGACAAGTACGCCTCAACTATAGAAGGTTTTACTGATTATGCAAGAATGTCTGCTGAACTCGCATCTTCTGGAATGGCATCTAGAGGTGAAGGGGCTTACTCCGATTTATACAACGATGTTCTTGTCAAGAATTCAGAGTGGTTCTCTACCGCAACTGATGAAGAGATAAGGGAAAAATTAGCACCCCCAAACGATATAGGCAAATATGCTCAAGAAGTATTCGATCAGATAGTTAGTCAAATAGCTAAACAAAATGCTCTTATTGAAGATAACCAACGTCCGGACACGGCGGCGTCTAATGAAATAGAAGAACAAAAGAATGCGGAAAAATGTGCCGCCCTGCAGGAGCAAATAGATCAGGCTATTAGCTTGGGTATGGAAGCAGAGGGCACTGTAGCAGATTGCGAAGATGTAGCCGAGAAAGCAAAAAGAGCGGCAAAACTTGCAGAAGCAGATAAGAAAGCCAAAGAAGAGCAGGCTCGCGTGGCTGCTACGGTCCAGCCCGCAAAATCTTTAGAGTTTAAACAACAAAATTTCATACAAGCAAAAATCATCGATATTATAAAACACCGACATAGTAATTCTTACAGAGATCCAGAAAAACAAAAGGAATATCCATACATAGATGGCTCTCCAAATGCCTGTATTATGGTCCACGGTGATCCTTCAACTTGTATCAACGATCTATTAATCTATTCTGACACAGATCAGTTTCTTAGAATGAGATCAGAAGAAATTGCAAATTTACAACCTGAAATAAGATTGTTTAAAACAATTACGGATATAGAAGAAGGAGAGGATAAAAATATAGAGATGTTTTTTGACACCCACCTGACTCAAAGAAATCTAGAATCCCTCTTAACAAACAAAAAAAAGCGCGCAACCGGCGTGGGAATAAAAGATTTTCAACTTAAGTTTGTTGGTACTGATCCATTTGCAGCTAATAAGTCATTTAAAGCTACATTGAAAATTTATGCAGCTAGTTTTGATGAGCTTTTTCAACCCCGCGGCATGCCGGGCGCTAGGTATAGGTATATTGATCTAGCCTTGAAGACTTCGAAAGCCTTAAGTGAGCCTATTTATGAGACCGAAAACGCCCACAAGATGGGTGTTATTGACCATGATCTGGCAAGACTCGATTTTTCACTGAAAGTAAAACTGGGAATTAAAAAACCGAAACGAACGACAAATCCAGAGTCAGATATGTCAGTTCTCTCTAGAAATACGATAACTTTAAACTTGACCCCAACTGTACATCGTTTTGATTTTAATGAGGATGGATCATTAATGTTTGAAATAGATTATTTGCCATTTAACGACCAAAGATTTAGTGGCACCAATTTTGATGTGTTCACAAATCAAAAAATGCGCGCATTAAACTTGAAAATGAAAATAGCTACTGAATCTGCCAAAGCAAACTGTGATGAAGATTTATCCAAGGCATTAAAAAAGCAACATGTCGACGATTTAAAAGATATTCGAACTGAAGCAATTCCATCAATTATACAAAACTTACACAGTAAAAAAAGAGTCAACTACTTGCAAGTAGACCCAGAAGTATTAGAAAAATTTAATGAAAACGCGTCAAATTTAACTTTTGCGGACGTGCTTAAGCTTAGCGAAAAGGCTGAGTTTCTAGGCTCAGATGGCACCCCAGAAGCACTAGAAGAGGATATTAAAAAGGATGCAGGTGGAGGTAAGAAAAAAGATAGAATTAAAACGAAAGTTAACAGTCCAACAATTCCAACAATTCCATACGTTTTCATAAGTGACATAATTGATGTTGTTTTAGGTGCTATAACGGTCGGTGTTTCACCGGCTGGTTTACACGAACAAATAAACAAAGTTTTACAAGAATTACAAATCCATTCGGGTAACCAAGCTGAGGATATAAATACAGTTTCAGATCTCCGTAATCAACTTTCAAATGCCACCGATGGAGCAGAAATTTTCAGGCTCGCAGAGCAGATAAATGATGTAGAAGCAAATATAGACGACAGGGCAGAAAAAAGAAGAACGGCATTTTCAATGATTGACGAATACTCAAAAGATACAGAAGATTTTAGAAAATTTAGAGTAGTGTTGGGTTCAATTGAGCTTGTTAATCCTTTTGATGCCAACGACGTCTTGATAGCTAGTATAGGCGATGTTCCGGTTACCATAGCGTACCTACAGGAATGGATGATGTCAGAGACATTGAAAGACGGAATAACAAAAATTTCATTGTCGGGTTTTTTAAATAAATTAATCATGAAATTAGTCAAAAATTGTTTAAATGATGATAGTTCGTTTGGGGGAGCGCTCAAGCAAAAGGTAAGAATAGCAAAAACTGAAGCATTCTGTGTTAATCGATTTGATGAAAAAATAGATGATTTAACGTACACCATGATGCGAACAAACAAAGCGTTTAATGCAAATATGAGTCCTGAATATTTACATGAATATTATTCTGGAGAAGATGGTTCTGATGGCGCTGATATTGATCCAGAGTTTGAATTCAAAACTAGTCGCGCATATTTAAATTACATGAATACGCCCGCTTTGGGATCGGCGGAGTCCGGATACGATCCCGCTTATCCAAGATCTGCAAGAGAAGAGATGAATTATTTAGTTTTTTATTCCGGTCGAGTTCCCCCGATCGGACATTATTCAGGAAATCGTCTTGATGATGCCGAAAGAGGGGTTCATCATTATTCTGTTGGGAGAGACCGCGGCATAATTAAAACTATCTCACTAACACGCGACAATAGACCCGGCATAAGAGAGGCGCGATTTGAACAAGAGGGTTTTGATGGGTTATCACAATTACGTGAAGTCTACAATGTCGATGTCAAATCTTTCGCTAATTTCAATGTTTTTCCGGGAACCAAGATATTTGTCGACCCTCAAGGCTGGGTACCTAACTTAGATAGCGAGACCATGGCTCAGTTAGGAGGTGTCAGAGGTCTGACAGATTTTGGAATAGGCGGCTATTATGATATTATGCAAGTTACGCATACTTTTGGTGTTGGTCAGTTCGACACAGAGTTTACCGCAAAATGGGTGGCTCAAATTGGCTCACCTAGAAAATTAAAACGTGGTAAAAACCCGAATGAAAGATCTGAATCAAAATGTAAAGTATCAAGAATAGAAGAGGACGCTGCCCACCGAGCCGCGGCAAGAGAAAACATTAGAGATATGGTTCAAGGTGTTGGCGAATTTATAACATCATCGCCTTCAAGACTTAAGGCTTTGTCTGAGACTGTTGTTACTAAGCTAGTCGAGGACAATGGCGGGTTTCTTGAAAAAGTGCCAGATTTTTTTGGAAATCCGAGCGATGCCCCGTAAGTAAAAAGGAATTTAAATGTCAATATTATACAAGGAAAGCAACAAAGAAACAGCTAGAGAGCTTTTTGAAAAAAAAGAATTTTATAGCATTGATACAACTTCTGACTATACTAATTTGGTAGATTTTGAGTTTGCCGAGAAAATGCTGTATGGAAGAGTGGATCAATTTTTTCAGCCCATTGTTGTGAACAATTTATTACTCAAACCAAAAAGAGTCCCTTCAGTTGCAAATTCCTCTCAAGAGGTTTATGCTCTTAATTTTGTTGTTGATATGTTTGAAAAACTGAAAAAACAATTTCAAAAAAAGCTAATGAAAGGCGAAATTTCTAGTGGTGAAGATTTTTTAAGTGACTTGGCAGCATACAAAGGGTATATAAACCCGACGAGCGCATACAACGCCCATTTGAAATCATACACGAACGCATTTGAGAAAATTGTAAAAAATAGGAATATAAAATTTTTAAATTTTGATCAATTTGTTGGCAAATTAACACCATTTTTATCAAAAACAATAAGAAAAAGACCGTTTACATTGCCGGCATTCATTAAAAGTACGTATTGTCCAATAAACGTGTCTGGACTTGTAATCGAAATTGCAGATATTAAATGTGATAATGATTTAGAAAAAATAAAGAAATTCTATGAAAGTAGAAACTGGGAATTTTATTTAACTACATGCGCCAATATGGGATTTATGGTAGATAGAAACAATCCATGGCGATTGGTAGCCGATATTTCTTCTGCACCAATGGCAGACGCGTCTATGGCGTACGGAGTGGAGACAATAGAACAAATTATGAACAGTGTTTATAAAAAAGCACATAGGGGGTATTTGGATTCTTTCAAGGTTATCATGTACAATATGTACAGCAGCTTAAAAAGAAAAAGATTCACCAGACTCGTTGAAACTGATCAAGGAGGTAGCAGAATCGTAACGCAAATACCAATTGAGTACAGTTATCAACAATTTATCGAGGATCATGATGATGCATACTTTCTAAAATTGTATTGTAAAATGAGATTTATAGAGGAAGAATCTAAATTTACAAAATCAGAACAAAATAGAATAATAGACAATGTAATTGAATTATCTAACGAAGATTTACGCAAAGCTGTGGACTCCTTTGAAATTATTTTGAATAAAACGTTTGACTATCGCGGCTCATTAAGCTATATTAATAAAAGTTTAGGTGAAACGAGGAAATAGTGTATTTTCAAGCTATTGATGATAAAGAACACTGTGTAGGTGTTTATTTTGACGGACGATTGGTGTTTGATAAGTCTGAGATGCCGAAAAGTTTTAAAAATGGCAAAACTTGGAAGTATTCCGGATCAATATCCGATGATTCAATAAAATATGGATGGCTCGTATCGGGCGGCAAAAATCTAAGTGAATCATGCCCTGAACACCTAAAAGAAGAATTAGAGAGACATCAAAAAAAGATGCGCGCATTTAAAAAGTCATTCGAGATAGCAAAGATAGATTTCAGACAGCATTGTTTTTTCGATCTTGTACCTCATGATTTTTTGAAAGAATTTTTGGAAATTAAAAATCAAATTACGCAATATGTATTTGAAAATAATGAAATACCAGAAGTATACGAACACCTTGCGGCGGTTGAAAAGCTGCTATATAAGATTAGATACAGAGAGCTTGAGGTAAACGTAACGGACTGTAGAGGGATTATGGCTAACTACAACTTTAGGTCAGCAGCAAATAAAATATTGAACAATCCAAAATATATTGACTATAATCTATTTGGCACTGTGACTGGCAGGTTGTCAACTCACCCGGGTTCGTTCCCCATATTGACCATGAGTAAAGAATTGAGAATGCTGTTAAAACCTCAAAATGACTGGTATTTGTCGCTAGATTATAACGGGGCTGAGGCTCGCACTGTGCTGAGTTTATTAGATGTACCACAGCCAGATTGCGATGTTCATCAATGGAACTTGGAAAACGTTCTCTCTAGTAGTGTAAAAACAAGAGAAGAAGCTAAAAAAACGTTTTTCTCATGGCTATATAATCCAGATTCGAAAATAATCCAAGATTCAATTTACGATAGGGACGCCTTACTGCAAAAATACTATGAAGATGAGCACGTCAGCACTGTTTTTGGTAGGAAAATAAAGGTTGACGAATACAAGGCATTAAACTATATTATTCAAAGTACAACTGCAGACCTAGTCAACGATCGTGCTGTTCAGCTTGACAAACTATTACATGGTAAAAAATCTTTTGTATCTCATATCGTTCACGATGAGGTCGTTATCGATTTACATGACGAAGATCGCTCTTTGGTTCCAGAGATAGAAAAAACTTTTTCAAATAATAAAATAGGAAAATATAAGACAAACATGAAGGCTGCTAAAAATTACTACGATTTGGAGGTTTTAGGTATATGATATCTATTATTGGAATTGGTAATGCTGCTTCTAAAATAGCCGAAAAGTTTGAATCACAGCAGGGTAACTATGACGTGTACTTGCTGGGAAGCAAATACGAAAATTCAAAAAACTCATTTAAGTTAGAATCCTTTGAAAATCCAGAAGAATATGAGAAAAATGTGCCAAATTTAAAATCTTTTTTTAAGAACATCAAAGATGATGTGCAGGTCTTTATAATGGGCTCCTCCTATAGTTCTAATTACGTCTTAGGTATATTGGAACAGATAAGAAACAAGAGAATTGAAATTTTCTATGTAAAACCAGACACCGAATTACTAACAGGTATTCCCAAGCTAATCGAAAACACAGTATACGGCATTTTGCAAGAGTACGCACGCTCAGGTTTATTTAAATCAATAACAATTTTTTCAAATACAGAATTAGAGAAAAGTTTAACAAATATATCAATTAAAAACTATTTTGATATGATTAATCAGGCGATATTTTCTTCAGTGCATTACGTTAACTTTTTTAGACATACTGAACCAGAGATAGGGCAAATTTCTAGACCTCTAGAAATGAACAGAGTATGTTCTATTGGCGCTCTGGATATAAAAAATATGTCAGAAAAATGGTTTTTTGAGCTTGACAGCCCCCGCGAGACATGCTATTATATATGTATAAATGAAGAGAGACTAGAAACGGAAGCCGGATTACACAAGAAACTTGTTGATATGCTAAAGGAAAAACCTAGAAATGCATTCAGAAAAGTATCTTATGGTATCTGGGAAACACACTTACAAGACTTTGGGTTCTGCGTTGCCCACACTAACGCAATACAACAAAATACTCTTGACAAGTTAGATCAAGAGTGATACATTAGATATCGAGGAAAGCTCGGTATACTTTACAACAACAAAACAAGGAGAAAAAACTAATGTCAATCAATATGGAACTAATGAGAAAGAAGCTTGCCACCCTACGTGGTGACGGCAACAGCGCGGAAAATTCCGTTTGGTTTAAGCCACAAGAGGGAGAACAAGTAATTCGTATCGTCCCTGCCGCAGATGGAGATCCACTCAAGGAAATGCATTTCCATTATAATGTAGGCGAACATAAAGGTGGCATTCTTTGCCCAAAGAGAAACTTTGGTGAGCGCTGCCCAATTTGCGATTTTGCATCCTCCGTTTGGAAGGATGGAGTCAACAACAATGATGAGGAAAGCAAGAAGCTTGCGAAGTCACTATTCGTACGCGGACGTTATTTTTCTCCTGTTATTGTTCGTGGACAAGAAAATGAAGGAGTTAAGGTGTACGGCTACGGAAAGAAAGCTTATGAACTCCTTCTTGGCTATATTCTAGATCCAGAATATGGCGACATTACTGACAGTTTGGAGGGCACCGATATAACACTAGTCTACACAAAACCCACCACACCCGGTGCCTATCCCCAAACAAGTCTGAAAATGCGTCGAAGCACTTCGACGCTACTTGAAGATCAAGAGGCAATCCCCGCTCTACTTGATCATATGCCGGACTTTGATAGCTTGTTTGAGCGCTTGTCTCCAGAAGAGATAGATGCTATCTTAGATGAACAGCTTTCTGGAAATCTTAGTGCAGAACAGCGTTCATCAGAAACGAGCCGTTATAGTGCTGATAGTCAAAACCCAGTTGACAAAGCATTTGATGAATTGATGGCAAACAAGTAAAAGACTTGTATATAACCGCTGGCAGACCGGTCTAAATGTAAATAGTCTGCCGCATTATTCTATTAATAAAAAAGGAGAATATTATGGAATGGTTGAGATCAGTATGGGCGCGATGGAAGGTCCAAGTAACAGTTGTTGGTGGCGCATTAGTCGTCGCAACAGCTTATGGAACTTGCTCGTATGAGCCCCCAGCAGAAGAGGTAAGCGAGTTTACCCCTGCAGTAGAAACAACCGAGGCAACCACGACACCCGTGGAGGTTTCTGCTACGACGAATAGCGAAGAAACTAATTCGACCGAGGAAACAACCACAGAAGCAACTGAATAGCTGCAGCCGCTGGCAGACCG